TGGCAATCACTACCTTTGACGGTCCAGTCCGTTCCCTGGGCGGTATTTATCAACAAGGTCCGTCCACGATCGTTGAGATCACTTCCAGTACCACATTAAATCCCGTGGCCCATGCAGGCCGGATTATTTCTGTTGGCGGCACGCTTGCAGCTAACGTGGTTCTGACACTTCCAGCAATCAATACCTCGGCTAACGTATCCTCGTCTGGCCCTGGCAATGACCCCAATACGGCCAACAACGAAGGCGTTGTTTATACGATCTGGGTTCCAACCACGATTGCTACATCTTCACTGAAGATTGGTACGGATGGCACTGACAAGTTTGTCGGTACGATCCTTGGTGTTGATACTGACTCTTCCAATGCGCTTGTGGCTTACACGGCCGGTGCAAGCGATGACTTCATTAACTTTAATGGCACAACGACCGGTGGCGTTGCTGGATCATGGGTCCAGATCGTTGCGATCGCAGCCAACAAGTACATGGTCAACGGTATTGCCCTTGGCTCAGGAACTGTCGCTACACCATTCGCAACGTCCTAATAGGAGTGCATCATGGGGATGCAAACCGATGTTAAGCAGGCCCATTTAAACGGTAGCGGTTTTTTTGTAAAAGGCCGCAACCGTGTAAAAGGCATTTCAATGGTTGGGGCGGGTTCTGCGGACGGGACGTTAGTTTTATTTGACGCAGCCGCAGCACCAGTTACTGCAAGTGTTACTTATGCTCGGTCAGGCACAACCGTGACGGTGTCAAAAACAGCCCACGGTCTTACCAGTGGGTCTGTCATAGGCATTCACTTTGCCTCTGGAACTGGTGGTACTGCAACAGATGGGACTTATACCGTGACTCGGATAGATGCCGATAGCTTCTCGGTGACGGACATCAATAGCGGGACGATCACCGGAACCCCGGCGGCGGTGTATGCAGTAGGCCGTTGGCTTATGACCTATGAAGTAGATGCCACAGATGTGTTTCAGAATGCGCCATTTATTCCGGGTGAAGGTGTATTAGCCGACACAGCGGTATATGGCTATATGTCTAACATCGCTGCGGCACAGATCTATTATGGCTAAGACTCCTGCATGGCAACGTGCCGAGGGCAAAAACCCAAAGGGTGGTTTAAACGCTAAGGGTAGAGCTTCTTACAATGCAGCCAATCCCGGCAAGCCGGGATTAAAACCTCCACAACCAGAAGGCGGCGCAAGGAAGAAATCTTTCTGTGCGCGGATGGAGGGCATGAAGAAGAAGCTTACTTCGTCTAAAACCGCAAACGATCCAAACAGCCGTATCAACAAATCATTAAGGGCATGGAAGTGCTAAATGGATACCGGAGTCATTGTTTGGAATTTAGTAACGTCGTTTTTCGTTGCCTTGGTCATGTTTATGATTAAGATGAATCACGACGAGCAGAAGCGCATTCAAATTCTGCTCAACAGAACTCGGGAGGAAATTGCCCGTGATCACATCACTCGCGCAGAAGTTCGTGCAGACCTTGAAAGAATCATGGAAAGGTTTGACGCAGGTATTGGCAGGTTGGAAGCAAAAATTGATGCCCTCGCTGAAAGGAAATGACGATGGAAAATGATCCCCGTAAAGGCCGTGGGCGCCATGGCGACACGAACTACAACCCTAACTATGATCTTGTACCCACCCAGAAAGAACGTGGTGCGATGCAACAAGAAGTAGAGGATGCCAAGCTACGCAAGATGGATCAGCGCCCTAACCTTGGCAAGATGTTCAAAGCCGGTGGTTACGTGAAAGCTGCCGATGGATGCGCCAAGCGTGGCAAGACTAAAGGCACGATGGTCGTGATGAAGTAATTCCGTCCATGGACGGAATTTGCTACTAAAGTAGGGGGTAGTATGAAGAAGCGCAGGCGTTTCCAAGAAGGTGGCGACATTCCTGATATAGACCGGGAGCCACTAAGGGATAGCAGCGGCGAGATTGTTAGGGATAGTAGCGGTGAGGCCATCATGTCTGGCAGCACACCAAGGAAGCCCTTGCGCCAAGTTATGTCTGAAATGGACGACCAGCAGGGCATAGATCTTAGCAACATACGTAAAGCCGAGTCTGCGCCGGTACGAACCCCTCGTATTGAATCAGTAGGTGATACAGACCTTGCCGAGCCTAGTACCGCTGGTTTTTCTCGCACACCTTTGAAAACCACGGCCCCGAAGGTTGTAGCAAAGCCAAAGTTGGTTACCAAGGGAAGCGATTTGGTTAAGCGTCGAGAATCCATGGCGCAATTAGAATCGCCTCGCCGGCGTTTGCCTTTTGAGAAGGATATGGGTAAGGCCAGGCTTGAGACTCAAGCCAATAAGCGCAGGCAGCTCGGTGGAACTAGTCGTAGTGAAGATGTGATTGAGATGGGCATGAAGCGCGGCGGCAAAGTAGGATCAGCATCTAGCCGTGGTGACGGTATTGCAAAGCGTGGTAAAACCCGCGGAAGGTATATCTGATGGATAAAATTGGACGTGTCATGAAAGAGTTCAAGGAGGGCAAACTCAAGTCTTCCTCGGGCCAGAAAGTTACTAACCCCAAGCAAGCCATAGCAATTGGCATATCGGAGCAAAAAGCGATGGAAAAGAAACCTGCAAAGAAGATGGCCTCTGGCGGATACATGCACGGTGGCAAGGTGCACGCTTCCAAGATGGGCTCAGTAAAGACTGCCGCTCCTAGTAAAGATGGCGTGGCAACGAAGGGCAAGACCAAAGGAACCATGGTTAAGATGGCCAAGGGCGGACGCTCTTGCTAAGGTGATTTGTGGCACTTCCTGTATTTGATAGTGAATGGTTTGGTCTAGGCGCGGCTGACAAAATTGCGCGGTTTACCGATGCGGGTACAACGCTTGATGAATTAAGAAGCATTGCCGACGAAGGAACTATTCAATGGATGATCAAAGAGGGCGGGTGGAAACCTCCTCAAGAAACCGTCCAAGAAGTACAGGCACCACCTTCTGATCCCATAGCAGACCTAGCTTCCGAGTTAGGTTTGCCAAAGTTTCTTGTTGCTAATTTAGTAAATGCTGGTTACTCGGCAGGCGAGATTCGTAATATTTACGCTCCTCCCCCGCCAGAGCCTCCTGCGCCAGAACCCGCCCCTCCCTCGCCGCCTCCACCTCCCTCACAACCTCCGCCATCAGGACCAACGCCACAGCAGATAGCTGATTCGCAAAGGTCAAAGTTTGGGATGACCGCGGATGAGTTTAAGACTCGTCTGACGCAAGGAAATCCAAGTGATTTGCTGATGGATCAGCGATTGCTTGAGATAACGCTAGAGAAGTCATGGTCCCCGCAGTTAGCCGTGGACATGGTGAATACGGCTTTTGGTACAAGCAAAACGGTTAATGATTACACCACGGCAATGTCCAAGGTGTTGCAAGATCCAATTACCAAACTTGTACAGAATGGCGCCTCGGCAGAGGAGGTAAGGCAGATAGCTAAAACTATTGGCATCGATGAAACGACCGCCAATGCAGCTATTAGCACTGCGATAAAAACCAAGGAAGCAAGTGCTATCCAAGCAGACGTTGCCAAGTTCCTAGATAAGGACGGTAATGTCAGCATGACCAAGATTGTTGAATACGCAGATGGCAATAAGCTTGCGTATGCAGACGTTCAAGATGCGCTGAAAGAAAAGTTCCCCAAGCTCACGACAGACATGCTGGTCTATGAAAAGGACCGGCAACAGATTGCTTCAGTAGCAGATGCAGCAGGGGCGGTAGGATTGCCCAAGGCTTTGGCACTGGCTATTGATAAGGGTATTGAGATAGACAATCTGGCCAAGTTCTTTAACAAGACGCCAGATGAATTCAAGACGCTTGTATCAGATAACCTGGGTACGATTGCCACGGCTATTCGAGACTCTGGCACTAATGCCCCGGTAGGATTGGCTGACTTGCTTGGTATAGACCAGGCTGCAACTAATTCGGCCATGAAGAGCCAAGACTTTGTTGTTGGCCTAAACAAGCTAGCCGATACAAAGGGCAATATCCCATTTGATAAAGCGCTTGATTACGCATCAAAGAATAATGTCGGTCCGTATGCGCTTGCAGGTTATTTGAAGGTAGCGCCAGAGCAGATATTTAAATACCAGAAAGATCAGGCTATAGCTTCTGATCTGAATAAGCTTGCGGATGATAAAGGCCAGATTGCTTTTGACAAGGCTCTTCAGTACGCATCGACAAATAACATGTCGATCGAGGACTTGGCGGGTTATATTGGCGTTAAGCCTGATCAGCTTACACAGTATCAAACAGATACCAAGATTAAATCTGGCTTGGATCTTGCGGCCGGTGAAGATAAGCAACTAAGTTATGACGAGATCATCAAGTTTGCTTCAGACAACAAGATGAATCTTGCTGATGTTGTGAATTACATCGGTACCCCAGAAAGCCGCAAGGACTTATTAACCGGTATTCAAGACTATGTAACCGCCAAAGAAGCAGATGCAAAGCTTACTGGCCAAGAGCGTCTAACCAATCAGCTTAATGAAATCACCAAGGGTGGAACTACCGCGGGCGTATGGGATAAGAACCAAGGGTGGGACCATCACTCTAAGAAGATGGTTGATTACCTAACCCAATACGGTATTACGGATCTGAATCAGATTGGCACGCGCGTGGAAACCAGATCTATGCCTACAACTGAACGAGTTGGAGAGGGAGATGATTTCCGCATGATAGAGGGCGAGCAAGCCACTAATTACGTTGTTTACTTTGATAAGAAAACCGGCAAAGAGTTGCAAGCCGTACCTCAGTCCGATAACGGAGGTATGTGGCGCTTTGGATCCGAGGGCGAAGGCAAGGGAAGTACAGGATACTTCCTTGGACAAACGTCTGGTGGTGGCGCAGGTATAGCCAGCAATTGGGAAGAAAAGTATGGCGCCAGAGAGTATGCCCTTCCTCTTGCTGTAGCTGCGGCCTTTGCTGCACCTTACTTACTGCCTGAGCTTATTGGTGCCGCAGGCGCAGCAGTAGATGTTGGTGCAGTGGCGGCAGGAACCGCCGCATCAACAACTGCGGTGGCATCTGGTGCAACGGGATTAACTGGAATGCTTATGGCGGCTGGTATGCCTGCTACGATAGCGCTGCCTACGGCTACAGCAATAGCGCGAGGAACATATCAAGGTTTGGTAAACGAGGCTGCTGGCGGCGACTTTAATAAAGGATTTGTTGCTGGCGTGGCCCCTGTTATCGGTACCATGGCTGCTCAAGAAGCCTACAAAATGCTATCGAATCTTGAAAATGCGGAAAAAACGGCATTCCTTCTTAATGATCAGCAAGCCACGATTGCAGCAAGAGCCGTCGGTAGTTCATTGAGCCAGTTGATAGTCGATGGAAAGATTGACTTAACCAAAACACTTACATCAGCTGTGACGCCCTTGGTAACCGAGGCGATTGTGGATGCCAGCGGCAAAACGATAACGCCCGCACAAGCAAAGTTTATTACGCAAACCGTTCTCTCTGGTGCTCAGAACATAACAGCCATGGCTCAAAACCCGATGGCTGTCATGAACTTCATTACCAACAATTCCAAGCTAATTGATGAGATCGCTTCTGGCGCTTCTAATGCGCTGACATCAAACAAAATTACACTCAATGGCTTAACTGATGACCAACAAAAAGCTTTGGCTGGGGTTAGTGAGCCTGGTAGCGATATAGATCAGCTCGCATCTAACGCTGTGACAGTAACGGGTGCTGCTGATACAGCCATGGGATCCTATGGTGAGGATGTAATAACATCCGCTCCAAAAGTTGAGGTCACTGGGCAGAAGGTTACATCCCCTATAGGCCAACAATTAACTATAGAAGGTGTCACACCGAGTGCTGGACTTGGGTCAACAAATGTAATGACAAGTACGCCAACCGTTACAGTGACCGGTCAAAAGCCCGCTGAGGCCGTAGATTTCACTGACATCAACACAATCATCCCTGGCGCCGGCGAAATACAAAAAGCCGGCACTGTGAATGTGGCAGCAAAATCAGAAGATCCAAATGCGGCTAAGTTAACTGTTGAGTCTAATGTTCCAAAGGCTGAAGATGCCGTAGTAAGCGAAACCCCATCAGTAGTGGTAAATGCAAAATCAATAGTGGATGAACCACAGCTCGGCATTAATACTTTGATACCGGATGTCAACGTCGATAAAGGCGGCATCTTTGTTGGTGGCACACCAACGGTAGAGGTTAAGTCAACAAAAGAGTTGCCTACAGATGATCCTTTGGATATTGGCGGTACAACTACTACGACCACAACAACAGGTGGAACGACTACGACACCCGTAACGCCTACGCCGCCAATAACTATTCCACCAATAACGCTAGAACCTGGCATAACAGTTAACAAGCCCGTTGGCCCCGGAACCGGTACTGATAACACGATGGACTTCCAGCAACCCACTGTTTTAGGTCCAGAACTTTCAACTTATTACGGTATGCCGTATCCTAATTACCTACGTCCCTTGGAGCCTTATTTGCCCATGGGATTAGCCGCACTGATGGAGGCGATGAATGCTCAAAAGTCGGGGTATGGGGATTATCAATCCCTCCAAAATGCCGCGCCCAAAATTACGATCCCGACGTGACGATACTGATTTCATTCAGTACGCAGAAGGCGGGAAAGTATCAAAGGTCAATGAAGCTGGTAATTACACTAAGCCTGGAATGAGAAAGCGTTTGTTTAATTCAATCAAAGCTGCCGCGGTTCAGGGGACTGGTGCAGGCCAGTGGAGTGCCCGCAAAGCACAGCTACTTGCTAAGCGATATAAAGCTGCTGGAGGCGGGTACAAGTGAAGGCTCCGCAGCAATCCTTGAAAGCTTGGGGGGACCAGAAATGGACTACCAAGAGTGGTAAACGATCGTCTGATACGGGGGAGCGTTATCTTCCAGAGTCAGCAATCAAATCGTTATCTCCACAGGAGTATGCTGCGACCACTAGGGCAAAGCGTGCAGGTAAGGCTAAGGGTAAGCAGTTTGTAGCGCAGCCAAAGACTATTGCCAAAAAGGTTGCACCGTTTAGGAAGGTGGGCAAATGACAACCACGGGAACGACAACATTTAATCCAAACCTGAACGAATACGTTGAGGAAGCTTATGAGCGTTGTGGACGAGAGCTACGGTCTGGTTATGACTTGCGTACAGCTCGGAGATCTCTCAACCTTTTGCTCTCAGAGTGGGCGAATCAGGGGATAAACCTGTGGACCATGGAGCAGGGGGCAATCCAGCTTTATGCCAATCAGATTACCTACCCTATTCCAATTAACACAGTAGATCTTGTTGAAACGGTTATCCGCACAGGGGAAAGTCAAAACCAGACGGACATCAATATCAGCCGGATCTCGGTAAGCACTTACTCAACCATTCCTAATAAGCTAGCCACAGGGCGGCCTATTCAGATCTACATTGACAGGCAAGGCGGTCAAACATATGTCTTTACTGGGACGCTTGCGGCTAACATCACATCCTCTGCTACAACAATACCGATGTCTAGCCTCGCAGGGGTACCATATGCAGGATATGCAAACATTGGTTCGGAGACGGTTTATTACTACGGTACTTCAACCCAAGCCGAGAATGTGGCAACAGGTGCTTCGGCTTATGCAACGCTAGACAATGTTGTCCGTGGGCAGAACAACACAACGGCTGCAAGTCATTCATCTGGCGCAGAGGTAAGTAATACCAAGTTTCCTAATGTCACGGTATGGCCGGCCCCGGACCAGGGTTCTATCAGCAGTCCTTATTACACGTTGGTTTACTGGCGCATGAGAAGGCTGCAAGACGCTGGTAATGGTGTGAACGTTGAAGACATACCATTCAGATTCCAAGAGGCTCTGATTGCTGGATTGGCATATAAACTTTCATTGAAGGTAGATGGGGCTTTGGAGAGGATGCCAATCCTTAAAGCACAGTATGACCAGGCTTGGGAGTTGGCGTCCACGGAGGATCGTGAAAAGGCGCCAATTAGGTTTGTGCCAAGGCAGTCATTCTTAGGAACGGGCGGGTTCTAAATGCCCAATCAGTTTGCCAGTGGTAAGTGGGCCATATCGCAGTGTGATCGCTGCGGGTTCCGCTATAAGCTTAAACAGCTAAAGCCGCTGACAATCAAGACAAAAAATGTCAATATACTGGTATGTCCGACTTGCTGGGAGCCTGACCAGCCGCAATTGCAGCTAGGCATGTTTCCCGTGAATGACCCGCAGGCCGTACGGAATCCTCGTCCCGATTCCAATTCGTATTACCAGTCAGGTTACAACGGGATGCAGACGAACAACACGGTAGGAACAAGCCCGCTTTACACGGGGGTTCCATCTGAAGGAAGCCGAGTTATTGAATGGGGCTTCAACCCTGTTGGCGGTGCAAGATCATACGATTCCGGCATGACCCCTAATCACCTTGTGGGTCAAGCATTGTTGAACAGTGTCACAGCATCATAGGAGCTGACATGAAGGACGACATCAAGCAGGACAAAAAGACGGCAGCGGCTGCTGTGCATAAGCATGAGAAGGCCATGCACCCAGGCAAGCCCCTAACCAAAATGCGTAAGGGTGGACCTACATCAGAGATGATGAAGAAGATGGGTCGCAACCTTGCACGCGCACGCAACCAGGGGTAAGTTATGGCCAAGTACTCTATGAAGCAGGGCGGCAAGGAAGTCGGTCCGGCATCTGTTTACGCAGAGCCGCATACGATGACTGGCGCCAAGGTTGTTGCATCGCCTAATCCAGGCAAGCAAATGCCATACAACATGGATAAGGATTGGCAGCCCACACATGGGGTGGCCATCAATCCTAATAGCCAAGTCAAGACGACTGGTATTAAAATGCGTGGCGCAGGGGCAGCAACCAAGGGTGTTATGTGCCGGGGGCCAATGGCGTGAACTGGGGTGAGCTGAAGACAGCTATTCAGGATTATCTTGAGACGACGTTTGAGACGTCCACGCTCCAGACATTTGCTCAGCAAACTGAACAGCGCATCTTCAATACCATTCAATTCCCATCGCTTCGCAAGAACGTGACCGGGAGTTTGACCAGCGGCAATAAGTATCTTCAGTGCCCGTCAGACTTCTTGGCCGTCTATTCCATGGCGGTGATTGATACGGATGGATCGTATAAGTATCTCCTGAATAAGGATGTGAACTTTATACGCGAGTCATTTCCTACGCCCACGGATACAGGCTTCCCATACTGTTACGCACTATTTGGTCCAGACTATCCGACATTTCCGAAAGAGCTGACGTTCATTATTGGGCCAACACCCAATTCGGGTTACTCGGTAGAGCTTCATTACTTCTACTACCCATCTTCCATTGGTGCAGGTAATGTGGATGCAACGACCACATGGCTGAGCGATAACTTTGACTCGGTGCTTTTATACGGCTGCTTGGTTGAAGCAAGTACATTCTTGAAGCTTGAGCCTGACTTGATGTCCAATATCAATGGCAAGTACAAAGAGGCATTAATACTAGCCAAACGACTTGGTGATGGACTGGAGCGCCAGGATGCGTACAGGACTGGCCAAGTTCGGGATAAGGTGGTGTAATGGCAATCATTCAAACCCTGACGACGAGCTTCAAGGTTGAAGTGGCGCAGGGTCTTCATAACTTCACCACGGGAACGGGCGATGTCTTTAAGCTGGCCCTATACACCGCCAACGCGGATCTCGGTGCCTCAACGACTGCTTACACGACGGCAGGTGAAGTCAGTGGAACCAATTATTCCGCTGGAGGAATTATCCTCACAAACATCACGCCAAGCTTTCAAGGAACTACTTCTTATTGGTCTTTCCAAAATGCGACATTCACAAACGTCACGTTAACGACCAATGGGGCGCTTATTTACAACTCAACTAATGGAAATCGTTCCGTTGCAGTATTAAACTTCGGGGTTAATATCACTAAAACCGCACAGGACTTGGTGATTACATTCCCGGTTAATGATGCTACCAACGCCGTTTTAAGGATTGCATGATGGAAAAAGCAAAAGCGGGTGATCAAGTTTCTAGCGGGTTAGCCGCTAAAACATCGTGGGGTGAATCGGCTGTGGCCTGCGGTAGGTACTATGCAGAGTGCCATGACAAGGATGGCAACCTCAAGTGGACTGCTGATGGTGACAACTTGGTGGTTAACGTCGGTCTTCAGTACATGGCTGGCACAGCACTGGCAAACTCGGCAGCACAGATCACAACGTGGTATGTGGGCTTATACGGTGCTGCTGCAAGTAACACACCGGCTGCTTCAGATACGATGTCTTCCCACTCTGGTTGGACAGAGATTGATTGCTACAGCAATGCAACCAGACCAGCGGCAACTTTTGCCGCATCAACAAACGCCAATCCTTCGGTAGTAACGAACACGTCTAATAAGGCTGTGTTTAATATTGACGCAACCGCAACGGTGGGTGGTGCTTTCCTAACAAGTAATAGTACGATCTTAGGAACGACGGGTACGTTATTCAGTGCCGCAGACTTCCAGTCACCCGGAGATCGTTCGGTGGTATCCGGGGATGTGATCTCAGTTACTTATGAGTTCCGACTCACGGCAACATGAGTGAAGGCGGCTGGGGATCAGGTGCATGGGGATTTGGGCCTTGGGGCAGGTCAGCTTATGATCGTTCTGTTCTTGAACTGGCTTCAGGAAACGACACAGTTGCTGTGCCGGGGGTTGAGTATCCAGCATCTATTCTTGAAGCCGCATCGGGCAATGACCTCATGGCAGGCAACCCATACTTTGCCACCGATATTATTGAAGCAGCCAGTGGTGCAGATACAATTGCAGGGGCTGCTAATTTTGGTGGAACGATTATTGAAACATCTGCTGGTGCAGACAGTATTTCAGGTTCAGCAAGCTTTATTAGTTCTGTGCTTGAGAATGCGGCGGGTAATGACCTTGTTTCAATCAACGTGGAAATGCAGCTATCTGTACTTGAAAACGCATCTGGTGCTGATAGCATCTCTGCTGTATTGTTCTGGGAGCAGATCAATACTTCTCAAACCGCTAATTGGACTGAGATAACGACATGACAGTCAATTACACATCCCTTTTGGCCCTCGGTCAGCCTGTCACGGGCACCGAGTCTGGAACTTGGGGCGACGATGTCAACAACGCCGTTACCTCATACCTTGATATTGCAATTGCGGGTACACAGACATTAAGCACTGACGGTGATGTCACGCTGACCCTGACGCAAGGTACAAGTTCAGCAACGAATATTGGGACGACATCAGCCCAGTACATGATCCTGAACTGTACGGGATCAAGAACAGCACTCAGGTATATCAACGTACCCAATAGCAGTAAAGCCTACATTGTGATGAACAACACCTCTGGTGGGTTCAATGTCACGATCAGGGGAAGCACTGGGCCTACGACAGGTATTTCAGTTGCTCCGGGTAAACAGACTTGGGTAGCTTGGGATACAAACGCTGGTGATTTCAAAGAGATTGCTTCGGGTGATGTAGATGGGCCTGCGTCTTCTACTGATAATGCAGTTGCTCGGTTTGATGGTACGACCGGCAAGATCATTCAAAACTCAGCCGTTACGATTGCTGATACGACAGGTGACATCACAGCCGGGGCTTACAACAAAGTCACGATCACTGCTCCGGCATCCAGCGCAACACTGACCATTGCTGATGGCAAGACACTAACGGCCAGTAATAGCCTGACGCTAGCAGGTACTGATAGCACCACGATGACCTTTCCGGCGACCAGTGCAACGATTGCACGGACGGATGCGGCTCAGACATTTACGGGCATACAGACCTTTAGTTCGGCACCGATCTTATCTTCGGCCACGGCAAGTAAAGCAGTCTTTACGGATGGATCTAAGGCACTTACCTCTACAGGTACGCTAACCACGGATCAGGGTGGTACAGGTCAGTCTAGTTACACCGCTGGTGATTTGGTTTACTACGCCACGGGTACAGCGTTTACCAAGCTTGCGATTGGTTCAAGCACAACCATCCTGACCTCATCGGGTTCAGCACCTCAGTGGACTGCGGCTTCAGGGGTGACGATTGGTACGGCGACTAACCTTGCGGGTGGTGCAGCCGGATCGGTGCCTTATCAGACGGGTTCAGGGGCTACGAGCTTCTTATCCATTGGTACAGCTAATTTTGTTTTGACCTCTACAGGATCTGCGCCAACTTGGACCGCCAATACGGGTACGGGAAGCGTGGTTCGGGCTACATCACCGACACTGACAACCCCTGTGCTTGGTGCAGCTACAGCAACGAGTATTAACGGCTTAACGGTTTCAACGACCACGGGTACGTTAACGCTGGCTAATGGTTCAACCCTAGCCACATCCGGTGCTAACAGCATCACATTAACGTCAACAGGCGCAACGAACGTCACGCTTCCCACATCGGGAACACTTGCAACAACCGCAGGTACTGTCGGTACGATTTCGTTTGGAACCACGGGGCTAACACCAAGCACGGCAACATCGGGTGCGGTGACGGTTGCAGGTACGTTGAGTCCTGCTAATGGTGGTACTGGGGTTGCGAATAACGCGTTAAATACGCTTACCTTCACGGGTAACTACAGTCTTGGGCTGACCTTAAACGGCAATACCTCAGTCACGCTACCCACGACAGGAACGTTGGCGACGCTGGCAGGTGCAGAAACCCTGACCAATAAGACAATTAACGGTGCTAATAACACCATCAGTAACATCAACCTAGCATCCCAAGTCACGGGTACGCTTCCGATTGGTAACGGTGGTACGGGTAACACGGCAACGCCCACGAACGGTCAATTGCTGATTGGTAACGGATCGGGTTTCTCGATTGCCACACTGACCGCAGGTTCGGGGATCACGGTTACCAATAGTTCGGGTGGTATCACGATTGCTGCTTCGGGCGGTGGTGGTAGTGGAGATGTGACCGGCCCTGCGTCTTCAACGGATAATGCAGTCGTTAGGTTTGATGGTACGACGGGTAAGTTAATTCAAAACTCGGCAGTGACCATTGCTGATAGTACGGGTGATATTACTGGCGGCAAGTACAACGGGTTAACGGTATCCACAAGCACGGGTACTTTGACGGTTGCAAACGGTTCGTCGCTTATTACGTCTGGTGCAAATAGCATTACGCTGACATCTACTGGCGCAACAAACATCACGCTGCCTACGACGGGTACGTTGGCTGTATTAGGAACGGCACAAACCTTTACCGCAGCGCAGACATTCCGTGCAGCTAGTGCGATTCGTTCTGAGGCTGCTTCAACGCAGGATGCTGTGGTTTTGGCAGGACGGGCTGGTGGTACTTCGAGTTATGCAGTAACGCTTACCCCAACAACGCTTACAGCGAGTCAGACCTTAACGCTTCCTAATGCAACAGGAACCCTTTCTACAACTGGATTTGCTATTGCTATGGCATTAGTCTTCGGAGGTTAACATGGCGGCCCCAAATATAGTTTCTGTAACGAGTATCGTGCCACACACGGTATCTATCACCCCTGCTGATACCTCACGAAATGCTCTAGTGACAGCACCAGCAACTGGGGCAACGCATAAGATCAACTCGATCTTAATGACGAATATTGATGGTGGCTCATCGTATAACGCAACGGTTGAGTTAAGGCTTGCTGATGGTTCAACCTACAGAGCCTTGTGTTATTTGCTGACCGTTCCAGCAGGTGGCACGGTGGAGTTGATGACTACAGGGACATCACTTTATTTGCTAGACACAAGCGTGTCGGGTGAGGCGTCAACACTGTGGGCGACGAGTTCCACGGCATCCAAAATAACTTATACCTGCTCTTACACGACGATTTCTTAAGGTGTAGATCATGCCTACATTTCCTTCTGGTTCTGATGCAAACGGCATTTGGCGGCTAAACGCTATTCGTAATGCCATCATGGGCCAAAACTGGCCTAACAGTAATTATGTTGTAGAGGTATTTACTTCCTCTGGTTCGTGGACCTGCCCCGCTGGTGTTGCCTCTATTGAGTATTTGGTTATTGCTGGTGGTGGTGCTGGTGGCGGACACGCAGCAAATGACAAAGGTGGTGGTGGCGGTGGTGCGGGAGGATTTAGAACTGGGACAGGTTTAGCAGTAACAGCAGGAACTTCATACACCATTACTGTTGGCGCTGGCGGAGCAGGCGTTTCAAATGATCGTGGCGGATCAGGAACCGATTCATCAATAGCTGGATCGCCTATTACAGAAAACCCATCTGGGGCAGGGACGAATACTTTTAAGGCTTATGGCGGTGGAGGCGGCGGGGCGGGGAATAATACTGCTCCAGGCAATCAAGGCGCAAATGGCGGATCAGGCGGCGGTAACGGAGGTAGAAGCTTAGCTGCAACATCTGGAAATACGCCATCCACAACGCCTAGTCAAGGTAATGGTGGTGGTAGTACTGGCGCTAGTTCAGATTCAGGGAGTGGCGGCGGTGGCGCATCTGCCGCTGGGGGAAGCGTAACAACAAACCCAGGCGGAGCAGGGGGCGCGGGTACCGCTTCTTCAATTATTGGAACAAGTACAACCTACGCTGGCGGAGGTGGCGGCGGCTCTTATTCTGGAAACGGAGGGGCTGGTGGCGCTGGTGGAGGAGGTGCTGGCGGCAATGCAAGTGGCACATCGTCCACGGCAGGCACTACAAACACAGGTGGTGGTGGCGGTGGTGCGCCGGGGCTTACCGCCTCAAATTATGCAGGTGCAGCAGGCGGCTCCGGTATCGTCATCATCAAATACCGTTCAACAGCCACTTCTAGTCTTTTAGCTTTCCGTACATCAACCACTTGGACTGTACCCACTGGCGCGACTAGCATTGATTATTTGGTGGTTGCAGGCGGCGGAGGTGGAGGTAGCAATTTAGCTGGTGGTGGAGGTGGAGGTGGGTTTAGATATGGAACGGGGTTAACAGTTACTGCTGGCGATTCTTATACACTTACTATTGGCGGCGGAGGTTCGATAGGATCTCAGGGGTCGTCTTCTTCAATAGCTGGACCAGCACCGTTCTCAACGGTTACCTCAGCAGGAGGTGGTTCTGGGGGTGCTGCCAATGCGGCAGGTAACAATGGTGGTTCTGGAGGCGGAGGCGGCGGTTCTACTGTTGCCGTTGTAAGAGCAGGAGGATTAGGCAACACGCCTTCTACAAGTCCATCACAAGGAAATGACGGTGGAAGCACACCTTCTTCTCCATCACAGCAAAACGGCTCAGGTGGGGGAGGTGCTGGAGGCATAGGAGGTTCAGGTTCAACTACCACAGCCGGAAATGGTGGTCCGGGGCAGTCATTTAATGGTGTTACGTTTGCAGGTGGTGGAGGTGGTGGAGCAAGCCTTCCGTATGCAGGTGGTACTGGCGGATCTGGTGGGGGTGGTGCTGGCGGAACTTCAGGTGGCGGAGCCGGACCAGGAACAGCAGGAACGGCTGGCACTGGCGGTGGTGGTGGGGGCGGAGCAGGATTTTCTCAACCCGGCGGCGCAGGCGGCTCCGGTATCGTAATCATCAAAGTTAACTACTAAGAGGTAAATATGTATCGTTACTACGGCATTGACGTAGCCATGCAAATGCTTCGCCCAGGGGCTAAATGGGAGTGGACATCCGGTGTTGGGTTTACACGCTGGGACGATCCAAGACCATGCCCGTCATGGGAAGAAGTTGAATTTGTGATGAAGAAGATCAAAGAGTTAGAAGACGCCGTGCCGACGATGTACTTGCCTGAGCAGCAAGCCAAGATTGATGAAGAACGGGCTATGTTTGAAAAGGCGGCTGCATGAACCTGCACGGACTCTTTGCACAACCCGTTGGGTTCTTTGACCTTGGCAGATCTCTAACCGAGGAAGAGAAGTTTTTCCTCATGGAACTTGAGCAACGTGCTAATCAGGGAAACCGGACAAGTACCAATAACTTCGTCCTCAAAAGCCCTGTGATGACAAGTCTTAGGTCATGGATGGAAGATTCGGTGGCTGAGTATTTCAAAGCCACAACCAACCCTAAGCATGATGTCACGCTAAGGCTCACGCAAAGCTGGGTCAACTACAGCGAACCGGGGCAGTATCACCACAAACACGCACATCCCAACTCTTTTGTATCAGGCGTGTTCTACATTCAGACCAACCCTAATGACAAGATCTATTTTTATCGGGATGGTTGGCAGCAGATTAAATTGCCCCCGGCAGAGTGGAACGCATGGAACAGCGAGTCTTGGTGGTTTGAAGCCATTACAGGGCGATTGATTCTTTTCCCATCAAGCCTGACGCACATGGTGCCGACTGTAGAGGGTGAGGATGTACGGGTTAGCTTGAGTTTTAACACCTTCCCGCTAGGTACAGTTGGCGAGGAAATGGATTTAACTGGACTGAAACTGGAGGCTTAGATGGCTCACTTCGCGGAAATTGATGCAAACAACGTGGTGCTTCGTGTTGTCGTGGTTGACAACAAGGACACATCTGACGCTAGCGGTGTGGAGAAAGAACACATTGGCGCAGCTCATTTGGAAAAAATCCTTGGCGGCACATGGAAGCAAACGTCCTACAACGGCAACATCAGAAAGAATTATGCCGGGATTGGTTACACATACCGTGCTGACATTGATGCGTTCGTAGCACCGAAACCCTTTGCGTCATGGATTCTGAACGCCGATGCACAGTGGGAAGCACCTGTTGCGATGCCGACCGACGGACAGATGTACACATGGGATGAAGCTACCACTTCGTGGAAAGTCAATGAACCCGCTCAAGCTTGATCTCACACTTGATGAAGTCAACACGGTATTAGATGCGCTAGGGAATCTGCCCTATAAGCAAATAGCACCGTTGTTTGAGAAGATCAAATCCCAGGCTGTAGCACAGTTGCAGCCAGAGGAACCCAAGGCTGATCCGCAGCATGGACGATAAAACCCACGAACTAGCGGTTCTCAAAGCGCAAGCTAAGATCAAGCTAGAGGAACTAAAGGCCCAAGACTCTGCCAAGGAAGTTGCTGGTAAAGCGATTGGCGAGGACGGGCTTCTTTATATCTTCCTCATCGTACTCGTGGGTGTCGGTGCCTCCCTTTTCTTAGAGGGCGAGAAGATCGCTGCGGTCATGGGGCTTCTTGGCGCTTCCCTAACTGCGCTTATACAGATGCTCAATGGCATTGCAGGCACCGCTGCCAAACAGGAAAAGCCAGAGTTTGAAGTTATCAAGGATCTTATCCATCGTCTTGACAAACTAGACCGTGCCGAGCAGCCCATGCAGGTTGATGTGGAAGGCACCAAGGTAACAGTTAAGAAGGGCCAAGATGTTGTAACCGCTAAGGGGTAGTCATGCTTTCACTGTTATCAACGCTTGGCGGTTTGCTGATCTCAGGCCTCCCAAAACTCCTTGATTATTTCCAGAATAAAGCTGATCAAGCCCATGAGCTTGAGTTAGCAAGGATGCAATCGGAGCGCGAACTAGCCTTAGCCAAGGAAGGTTTTATAGCCCAACAGCGGGTGGAAGAGATCCGCACTGATCAGATTGCCATGCAGACTGACGCGCAAATGACCGTGGCAGCTCTGGATCATGACAAACAAATCATTGAGAAGTCCAGTAAGTGGGTGGTTAACTACATTGGCACGGTACGTCCTAATGTTACTTACTTGCTAATCCTGGAACTCATTGCCGTTAATGCGGTGCTAGCGTATTACGTTTGGCAGCATCCCCATCTTGTGCAATCCATGGACGACCTAATCAAGGTTGCTGAGATTATTTTCTCGGACGATGAGATGGCTATGCTTGGCGGCATTATTGGATTTTGGTTCGGCTCTAGAAGTTGGAACAAGAAGTGAAAACAGGGCAGGCAGGCATTGATTTGATGCACCGCTTTGAGGGCAAAAGCCTCAAGCCTTACTTATGTCCTGCTCATATTTGGACGATTGGCTACGGCCATGTGCTGTACCAAGATCAGATCAAGCTACCCGTATTGAGGAAAGATGGCTATACCGGCATCCTTCGCAAGGACTACCCACTCGCAGCCCAAGATAATCGTGCTTGGTCGCAGGAGGAGATTGATCGCCTTTTTGAGGATGATCTCGTCCGTTTTGAACGCAGTGTACTTAGAATGTCTCCTAATCTTGCTGGCCGTCAGTCAAGCTTCGACGCTGTGGTCAGTTTTGCTTTCAACGCTGGACCTGGGCGGTACCAGAGTTCTACGATAAGGATGAAAAACAATCGCGGCGACTATGAAGGTGCGGCAGAAGCGTTTATGATGTGGACTATGGGTGGCGGCAAAGTGTTACCGGGATTGGTGCGCCGCCGCAAAGCTGAAAAAGCTCTGTATCTCGCGGGGTAAATCGTGCCACTGTCCAAAATACTATACCGCCCTGGTGTAAATAAAGAGAACACTCGTTATACTTCTGAGAACGGTTGGTATGTCTCTGACAAGGTTCGTTTCCGCCAAGGCACGCCTGAAAAAATAGGCGGCTGGTTACGCATCTCACAGGCCACATTTCTTGGTGTCTGCCGATCCTTGTGGAACTGGGTAACGCTTTCCAATTCTAACCTGCTTGGCGTAGGAACCAACCTCAAGTATTACATTGAGCAGGGTGGTGCTTATTCCGACATCACTCCCATACGTTTAACCCAATCAGTCACTTTTGCTGCGGTTACTGCCTCCCCCTTCTCATCGACCATCACGGTTACATCGGCAAGCCATGGGGCCATTACCGGGGATTTTGTCACCTTCTCAGGGGCGGTGAGTCTTGGCGGAAACATCACGGCAGCGGTACTTAATCAGCAGTATCAAATAGATTCTGTACCTACATTAAATACCTTTACCTTTACTGCCAAGAACCCAAGCACGGGTGCAACTGTCACCTCCAATGCTTCGGATGTTGGTAATGGTGGTGGGTCTTCGGTTGGCGCTTTTCAGGTCAATACCGGTCCTGGTATTGCTCAGGTTCCTCTGATTGGCTGGGGCGCAGGTGCTTGGGGCAGTGGCTCATGGGGCGTTACGCCACAGGTTACAGACCCGCTTAGGATATGGAACGCAGGTAACTGGGGCGAAGACCTTGTGTTTGGACCGAGGGCGGCTGGTATTTATTACTGGGATGCAACCAACGGTATATCGAGCAGGGGCGTAGCACTTAGCAGTCTTGGCGGCACGGTAACGATTACGATTGCATCGCCGGCTGTTGTCACGTTTGGTGTGATTCTTGCAGAGGGCACTTCTGTATCGTTTACAACGACTGGGGCGCTTCCAACGGGCCTATCTGTAGGCACAACGTACTACTTGCGTAATGTATCTGGGCTGTCGGCAAACCTTTCTTCCACGCCAACGGGTTCGGTGATCACGACAACCGGTACTCAGTCAGGTACGCATTCCATGGTTCTTGAGGATGTACCAAAGTACCAGTACTCACTAATCATCTCTGATGCCTTACGGTATCTCATGGTCTTTGGATGCAATGACATCGGAAGTACCGTGGCTGATCCTATGCTTATTCGCTGGTGTGACCAGGAATCCTTGGTGGATTGGCTTCCGTCATCGACCAATACCGCAGGATCAATCAGGCTATCCCATGGTTCGCAGATCATCACGGTTCAGCAGACCCGCCAAGAGATCCTTGCATGGACGGATTCAGCCCTCTTTTCCATTCAATATCTTGGGCCGCCACTGGTCTTTGGCTCTCAAATCCTTGCGGATAACACGTCCATCATTGGCCCTAACGCAACGGCTAATGCTTCTGGTGTGACTTACTGGATGGGCGTGGACAAGTTCTATCTGTACAACGGGCGTGTACAGACGCTTAACTGTGACCTACGAAGATATATCTTTAATGATATAAATCGTTACCAGAACTTCCAGGTATTTGCCGGGACCAATGAAGGTTTCAACGAGGTCTGGTGGTTCTACTGCTCGGCTAATTCCACGACCATTGATCGCTATGTCGTGTTTAACTACGCAGAGAATGTCTGGTACTACGGAACCATGGCACGTACAGCGTGGAGTGATTCGGGTCTGAGACAGTACCCACAGGCTGCGACTTACAACTACAACATCGTGGACCATGAGCGCGGTCTGGATGACAATGAGACTGGTACGGCGCTGCCAATCAATGCTTACATAGAGTCAGCTGAGTTTGATATTCAGGATGGCCATAGCTTGGGCTATGTGTACAGGATATTGCCTGACATCACGTTTGATGGATCGTCTGCTGATTCACCTGCTGTTACCATGACGCTGATTCCCATGATGAACTCAGGATCTGGGTACAACAATCCCCAGTCTAATAGTGGCTCATCTTCAGCATCGGTTGTACGCACATCAACCACGCAGATTGAACAATTCACGGGCCAGGTTTATGTCCGTGTGCGTGGGCGACAGATGATCTTTAAGGTTGAATCCAATCAGCTTGGATGTGCATGGCAGCTAGGTTCTCCGAGAATCGACATCAGAGCGGACGGTAGGGCTACCGGAAGAGGCGCATGAAGCTAGATAGCCCAGCATCCCCGAACCTGCCATTAGCGCCGCAGGAGTATTCAGCGTTTTACGTTGATCAGCTTAATAACGTCTTGCGGTTATATTTCAACCGGCTGGAAAACATTACCCGTAATCTGCTTGGGCCTGATGGCGGCCGGTTTGTAAGCAATCCTTTTGGTGCTTGGTCAAGTGATTCAGATCAAACGGCGATCAGCACAACTGCTGCATATGCAATTACTTACGATGTGACTGACATATCGGATAGCGTTTATTTAAGCAATAATTCAAGGCTTAACATTACCTATCCTGGTGTCTACAACTTACAATTCAGTATTCAGTTTTCAAACACCGATACGCAGATTCATGATGTTGATGTTTGGGCGGCTATAAATGGCACAAATGTTTCAAACAGCAACTCAAGGTTTTCCGTTCCTAACAGCCATGGCGGCGTAGACGGACATTTGATTGCATCGCTTAATTTGTTTCTATCATTGGAGACGGGTGATTATGTAGAGCTATATTGGCGAACCAATGATTTAGGAGTAAGGATAGAGCACATTCCTGCTGCCGCTTCGCCAACCAGGCCTGCAACACCATCCGTAATCACAACCATGTCTTTTGTTTCATCTACACCGGGGTAGGCTATGTCTACAAGTGACACAGTAGGTCAGTACAACTATGACTTTGGATACGGTTCTGATTCCACGCAGGGTCAGGGCGAAGTCTCATCCGGCAATCTAACAGCAGGATTTGACACAACCAGCTTATTTAGCAATAACAACTTCCTTAATCAATTAGGAAGAGCGCTTCTTGGTACACAAGGCGCAAGCGGAACGGGTGCCGGCCTTGCTCTCGGACTTGGTGCACTAGCAGCCGCACTTACCCGTCAGCAGGCACCTGCTGTCAAGCAGCCAGAATACAAGGCTGCCCCTGTTTATAACCGTGCGCTTACTGCGCCCATGTTCCCACCTCAGCCGGCGCCACAAAAGTCCGCGTCTGGCCAGAACATTTACACGCCCATGAAGGGCATGCCCCTGTTCTTCAACCCGAATCCATTTCAGTTTGATGCCACAGAAGCAGCCAAGCGTTATGGTCCTACGCAAGAACAGATTGCCCAAGGACAAGCAGGATACGAAGCAGGATTGGCGTCGCTCTATAAGCCTATGACGGTAGCGCCTATAGTTACCAAGGCGGAGGGCGGTGAGATCGACGACATCATGGTCGGTTATAACGAAGGTGGTGATGTCTATGCAGCAGCCGGCAGATACCTAGAAGGTCCAGGTGATGGTATGTCAGACAGCATCACAGCACAGATTGATCATGGCGGTGGCAAGACTCAGCCTGCCAGGTTAGCCCGTGGTGAGTTTGTTGTACCTGCTGATGTGGTATCCGATCTTGGTAATGGCTCCTCGAATGCTGGGGCGCAGAAGCTCTACGACATGATGAAGAAGATCCGCAAGGCAAGGCATGGTACGAGCAAGCAGCCTCCAGCGGTGAAGACAGATAAGGCAATGCCTGCATGAACGAATGGGAGCGTTGCAGCGCATGGATCCAAGCGGCCTTGGACCAAGCCGGCAATTTGTTTTCCCTAGAGGATGTGTTAGAAGCAATACAGCAAGGGCAGGCGCAGTTTTGGCCCGGTAAGGAATGTGCGCTAGTAACAGAGATTAAGCAGTACCCACGCAAAAGGCTTTGTAATGTGTGGCTTGCAGGGGGCAATTTAGATGAGATTCAGCATATCGTGACGTACATACGATTGTTCGCCAAGCAAGCAGACTGTGATGCCATCATGTTGCAAGGGCGTCCGGGCTGGCAGAAGATATACCCGCAACGATTGAAAACAGTAACTTTGATGGAAGAGGTGTCCAAATGAGTATGGGCGGCCCGTCGCAAACAGTCACACAAATGCCCCCGGAGTTCCAACTCCCGTACATATCTGATGTGTTCCGCATGGGGCAGCAGATTGCGTATACCCCCTATACGCCTTACTCTCAGCAGCGATATGCTGAGACGTCGCCTTTGTACCAGCAAGGCGTTGAAGCTGCTCAGCAAGCTGCTGCTTCTCCCGGTCTGCTTGGTCAGATTGACGTGGGCGGCCAGAAGATGGGCGTCATGCAGGCTTACATGAATCCGTACCAGCAAGGTGTTACGGATGTGGCCAAAGCTGCCGCGGTGCGTGATTACACACAGGGATTGCAAAGCCTGAAAGCACAAGCCGGTCAGCGCGGTGCGTTCGGTGGTTCGCGTCAGGCGATTGTTGAATCAGATCTCATGCGTAATCTTGGATCTCAGCTATCCAATATCCAGATGCAGGGATCGGCTGCGGCTTATGACAAGGCTGGCCAGCTGTATCAGCAAGACTTAGCCAATCAAATGCAGAAGGCTCAGACCTTGCAGCAGCTTGGGCTTACGGATGAAGCACGCCGTCAGCGCGATTTGGATGCCATGTATCAAGAGTTCCAGCAGCAGCGGGATTATCCGGCGCAGCAGGCAGAGCGTTACAGGAACATCATCTTTGGCTTACCAGGTTATGCCACACAGTCTGCTTATCAGTCTTCTGGTAATCCACTAACCCAAGGGTTAGGATTAGCACGTCTCTTGTACGGGGGCTAAGCAATGCAAGCACAAGCAAATACCGGCCTTGGCGGGGATGTCAATATCCTTGAGGCCATGGAGATGTTTAAGGCAGTGCCCGATCAGGTGCTGCCTAAGTACGCACAAGATCCTAAGCTAGCGATCTTTGCTGCGGCGGAAATGGCTCGCCGGGAGGATATGCGTAAGCGTTACAGCCAGAGGGCGCAGAAGCCTAACAAGCCTGTTATTGCTCAGTTGTCTGAGTCCATGGCGCCGAGTATGCCCATGATGCCGCCTGGTATGAATGCTCCACAAGAGCAGCAGCCTATGCAGATGGCTCCGTCGCAACAAGAAATGCCACAAGCCGGTCTTGCTGGGCTGATGCCTGAGCAGCGCATGGCCGGTGGCGGCCCTGTTGCATTTCAGTTTGGTGGTGGTGTCGGTGCAGAGTTTGGTGGCGACCCAGTAGTCGAAGAAGAGAAAGAGGTCCGCGTACCTGCCATTATCAATGGTCAGCGTGTCATGGCTACAGCAGCGCAATTGCGTGCGGCTGGCTATCCTGAGTCCACGATTCAGCAACGTGTTAAAGAGGCTGCACCTAAGCCTGCACAACCAGCTGCACAACCAGCTCAGCCCCAACAAAGACAGCAGGTTATTGCACCGCAACAAGTTATTGCACCGCAACAAGCCCCTGCCGCTCAAGCTCCTATGGGTATTGAGCAGATCATCGCTATGGGCAAGAAGGCTTTGTCCGGTGTTCCACAGATCCAGCCAGAACTTGCGGCTGAAACCGCTGCTCGTGCCGGGACGCTTTATGACGAACGACAGAAGCGCTTCCCAGACCAGATGTCTCCAATCATGGAGCAGCTAAAGAAGTTCTACGGCCAGCAGCCTACGCAAGAAGACATCCAGAAAGCTGCTAATCGTCAGATCGCTCTATCCATGTTGGGCAGTAAAGATCGTAACTTCCTCGCTGGTTTGGCTGGTGGGTTGCAGGCCGGCGAAGATGTTAAGAAGTCTATGGGCGCAGAGAATCGTGCGATGCAACAAGCTTCATTGCAGGCACAGTTGGCTCATGCCAAGTACCAAGATGCTGTACGTCGCGGGGATTATGATGCGGCTGATAGGGCGGCAAGAGAAGAGCGTACATACAGACTTCAAACGCAGAAGCTAGCGCAAGAGCAAGCAATGCAGCCACTTGAAGTTGGTCTTGGTTTGGCCAAGGCTATGCAGCCAAAGGGTGGTGGCGCGGAACCTGGGCTAAAGCCAAAAGATGCTGCTGAGATTCAAATGAAGGTTATGGCGGTTGCTAAGCCAGAGCTTGATGCGCTTGAAGCGGAATATAAAAAACGTGCAAGCAATTTGTTTTTTGATCGCGGCCCTAAGAATTACCAAGAAGATCCTGAGTATCAGAGACGCAGGCAGGCTATTATTCAACGTGTTATGTCAGAGCAAGCACCGCAACTTATGGGGGTAGCTCAAGTGACACCAGCAGGAATGAGACAACTTGTGGGGCGCTAAATGCCTATCTTCAATGTACCGGGCCGCGGCCGTGTTCAATTACCTGATGGCTATACACAAGAAGAGTATGCGTTAGCCATAAGTAAACTCAGCGGGGCTGACCAGTATCAGCCTGAGTTTTCCTTGGGGCAAAAGGCTTTTGCTCCGATCGCTAGGACGTTGCAAAACATAGGCACGTCTTTGACGACTGAATTACCGGCCATGGGTCTTGCGGCTATTGGCAAAGATGAAGCCGCTCGTCAGTTACTTGGTGAAGCAAAGCAACGTTATGCAGAGACAGAACGCATGGCGCCAAGGATGTACCAGTCTTATGAGGATGTGACAGGTCCGCTATCTGCTCTGGGTTTTGCCTATGAGCGTGCTGGGGAGGCCTTACCTTATGGACTTGCTATGTTACTACCTGGGGGCGCCGCTGCTGCTGGTGCTAGAGGTATTGCAGCAAGGGCTGGAACCGCTGCTACAGAAGCTGCCCTTGCCAGAGGTTTGCCTGCTGCGGCTGCTGAATCTCTTGGCGCAGCTCGTGCAACACAAGTTATGCAACGTGCAGGATTGGGAGGCGCTGGTGTTGGAGGCTATGCGCTAAACGCTCCTGAAACCTTTGCCAAGGTTGCTGAAGAGACAGGTGAACTGCGCCCCGGTGTTGCTGCCACGGCCGCCATTGGTCAGACGCTCCTAGACCTAGTAGCCCCATCAGCCTTCCTCAGTAAGCTTGGTATGTTTGGCAAGCTTAAGGCTAGCGAAGAAGTTGCCAAGCGTGCTGGCTTTACCGAAGCCGCCAAGGATCTTGCGATAGCAGCTGCTAAGACTGCACCCAAGGAAGGACTTACCGAGGCCGCTCAAGAAGTCATTGGTAACGCAGCCGTAGACTTTGTGCGTGGCAGCGGTGATCTATTCTCGCCAGAGCGTATCAAACAGTATATCGAAGCAGGTCTATCCGGTGCTGTTGGTGGTGGTGCTCTTGGCGCTGCTGGTCGTGGCATTCAGCGTATTGGTATGCCTGTTGAGCAACCCGCCCAACCTCAGCAAGCCGCCGTTGCCGAGCCACAAGTCACACAGCCTGCCGCTGAAGACACCCTACTAAAGTATCAAATTCCGTCCATGGACGGAATTACACCTGAGACTGTTACAGATCAAGCACTTACGCCACAGCCTTCAAGTGTTGGCTATCAAGTACCGCCCGAAATCTTCACAGAAACACCGGTTGACCAGAAATATTTCGAGCAATTTGTTGCGGATATTATGGCTGGCGTACCTCGTCAGGCGCCAGAGGATCAGCAGTTTTATGCCAATAATGCGCCGGCGATTGAGCAGCGTTTGCGTGAGGCTCAGGCCGCACCTGCGTTACCTGCGCCGACGCCACAAGAAACGGGCGAGTTAAATATCCCTGTACCTCAAGCAGAGGTGCTTCAGTTAGCTGCGCCTGATCAGGTTGCCGCTGAGCAAGTTGTTGAAGAAGGTCCACCTGAGTTTGTTGAGCCTCCTCCCATGGAAGGTCCGGCCCCGCTAAGCGAAGAAGACCAAAGGATTACAGACGAAATAGCTGATCTAGAGAAACAAGCGGCTGAACTAGCTACGCAAAAAGAGGCCGTTGAAGCTAGGGAGCGCAAGCGTAAGACGCAAGGGGATACGTTCCTTAACGCGCTGAAGAAGGCTGGTGTCAGTGCCAAGGATGTTGCAGATATACGCAGGACCCAATCTGACAAGAACCTTGATAAGGCCGTTGTTAGTGGCCTCTTGGATCCATGGCTTGGAGAGTTTTCATCTGTTGCGGTTGACCGGGCGGATGTGTTTGACCAGAAGATGAAGCAAAACGAGGCAGTCGAGTATCTCAAAGACCGCATCTTGAATTATGACTATGTAAGCGACACGACGAAGGCTGAGCTTGCTGATTTAGATCTCAAGCTAGACGAAGTGTTAACCATGATTAGGGAGTTTCGCAGTGAACTTGAAGCCAATCTTAAAGCCGCGGAAGCTGCCGATGAGCAAAGAGTTGTTTATGAGCAAGTGGAACAAACTATCCCCGAAGGCGAAGAGCGAGTTGCTGAACCTGGCGAAGCTGCCAGACCTGAACGTGAAGCTGCCAGAGCTGAAGTAGCCTTCACGCCTCAGTCTTATGCTGAGCAGATGATGGATGGTACGTTGCCTGATACAGATGAAGCTTATGCGTACTTCCAAGAGAATCAGCAAGAGATCGAGCAGGCACTGTCTGACCTAGAGGATCGCCGTGCTCAGCCGATGATGAAGGCTACGGCGGGGCAGTCTAAAACATCACAGAGCCATGCGAATGATCTGGGTGGGGTTGTGGTCTGGCAGGACGGTGATCTTGCGCTCATTCGGGCTCATTCCGACAGAACCGGCGATCCTGTTTATGTGGTAGCTAACGGGGTTTTCCGTTCGAGCAAAGATGTAGAGAACTACACAGGCAATCTGATCAATGCAACACAAAAGGCGCGGTTAGTTGCGGCCAAGGAATCACTTGAGAAGAAGGATAAGGCTCTGCATGACAAATCACCATTCATCAAGTTTGATGCCGATGGTGTTGCAGTGTCGCAAAGCGTTTCCCCGCAATTGGCCGGTGTGATTGCAGGGTGGAAGAAGCTTCTCAAGATTCCACAGAATGTGTATGTCACAACGATTGAAGATGTGGTGGCTAACCGTGGAAAGTTCACAGGACCACACCGGACGATCGGATCTGCGGCGCTTGGTGGTGAGCTTGGTTCCATGCGAAAGATGGCGGATGGTAACTACTACATAGCATTTACCAAGGACGCATCAGTTACACGGATGCTAGAGACGCTGGCTCATGAATTTGGCCACATCCATGAGCGTGAGTCATTTAGGAGCGCCGATCTTGCAACGCAGCGTTCCATACGTGACGAGTTTGATAAGTTCCTAAAATCCTCCAAAGGCAAATCGGCCAAGGATTACATCCAGTCCATGAGGGCACGAGGCGTTGGTAAAGTTACTAAAGCCGGAGAGAAGACTAAGTTTGAGGATCTAACGCCTTACTGGAAGAGCTTTGAAGAATGGTACGCAGACCAAGTATCACGCTGGGCAACGACATCAGAAAAGCCGCTGACAGTTGTAGAGAGGTTCTTCAAGCGTCTTGCAGATGCGCTCAAGTCCTTTTACGCAAAGCTACGCAATCAGAAGTACCTGCCCAACGAAACCTTTAAGCAGTACATGGATAAGGTCACGGCCAATGTCAAAGACATAGCCCCTGTCCGCGTGGAAGCTAAGCCACTTGGTGTGAAGGACCAGATGGCTTTGTTTATGAAAGATCAGCTAGAGCCAAGTGACACTGAGATCCAATACATGCGCCGGAGCGTTGAAGGATTAACTGACGCCGGCAAGGATCTATCGCCACAAGAGCAGCAAGATCTGTTTAACGCCGTGGACAAGATTGATGACACGCCCGCTGAAGGTATGAAGTCCATGGATACGATGATCAAAGACACACCGTCTTTTGAGGGCGCTAAAGCAAAGCTTGGTCAGTATGTCAAAGACGCAACGTCAGATAACGCCCAAACCTTGTTGCAGTTTTTGAACCTTAGACAGATTGCTGAGTTGGCCAAGAAAGATCTGCCGCAGGTACGTCAGTACTACGATGTGCTCAATAAAATGCTAGTCGAGCGCGACAAAAAACTAACTACCGCAAGCAAGCTTCGTGAGAAGTGGGACCAGTGGGCCGACAAGAATCCTAAGCTTGGTGAGGCACTGGACAAAGTAATCCTTGATGCCCGCATGTCTGGTATTGATCCAACGATCCCTGAGAAAGAAGCAAAAATTAAGAGTGAATCTTTCCGCAAGAACTGGGAAATGATCAAGGGTACGGAAGGCGAGGAGATCTTTAAGGAGCTTCGTGATTACTACAAAGAACAGCTTAAAGACAAGAGGGCCATCCTTAAAAGGCTTATTACTACCAAGATCACGGATGTTAATGAGCGTGCCAAGAGCTTGCGTGAACTGGACTTTGAGTTCCAGAAGTTTGAGAGTGAAGGCCCGTACTTCCCTCTTAGCAGGTTTGGCCAGTACTTTATTGCTTATGACATCAAGCTACCTAGCGGCGATACGAAGCCTTACCATGAGATGTTTGAGTCCATGGCCGATCTTCGCAAGCATGAGGAAGGCATCGCTAAGGATGTGGCTAGCGGCAAGATCATTAACTTAAAAAGTGGTGTTGATACCAAGGAGCTGTACACCGAAGGCGTCATCAAGTCTGCGTTCATCAACAAAATCTTTGCAGCTATTGATAAGACGGACCAGCCAACGCTGTCAGACTCTAACGGTCGGGCGATGGACGTGAAGAATAGGCTTAAGGACGATGTGTACCAGGTTTACCTGTCCATGCTTCCTGAGTTGTCTGTTCAAAAGAACTTCATTCATGCCAAGAAAGTTGCTGGTGCATCGCTTGATATGCGACGTGCTTTTGCTGAGTCAGCATTCCATAGTGCGTATAACTTGGCGCGTATGGAGTACGGCCCCACGCTAGATGCAATTATTAGTGAGGCGCAGCGGTACTCTGATTCACAAAAAGGCACAAGGAATATTGCTCGGGATCGTTACCTTCAAGAATTGAAGGCGCAGCATTATGACTTTAGCAATCCAAAGGATAATCATCCGGTTTGGTCAAAGATTACAAGCTTTGCATTCTTGTACTACCTGACCGCGCCAGCATCAGCGATTGGCAACTTAATCCAAACGCCTGTTATTGGCATACCAACACTGGCAGGCGAGTTTGATGTTTCGTATGCCAAGGCAAGTAAGGAGATATTTAAGGCTTTTAGTGACTTCAGATCTGCGAGGAAAAAAGGTACAGCCCAGTATGACCTGGTTGGTATGCTGGAGAAACAAGCCGAAGAAAGAAACTCTGCAATCCTGAAGGAAGAAGCAGAGATCATGTCTGATCTTGAAGGCGTTACCAACAGGACTCAAACGCTTTCCTTGGCCGGGCTGGCTGAACGTCCTAGCGGTTTGTACGCTACAGGCGTCAAGAGCATTATTCGTTCTAAGTCTCTTGGTGTTCTTGATAAGGCCTCATTAATACTTGGTTATGGATTTAACCTAGCAGAGATTGCCAACCGCCAGGTCACAGCGCTTGCTGCGATTAGGCTTGCCAAATCGAAGGGCATGAACAGGGCCCAGACTATTCAACTCGCAAGGGATTTAATTGACAAGATTCACTTTGAGTATGCGTCTGAAACCAAGCCAAGGTTCATGCGTCATCCTATTGCTCAGGTAACGCTACAGTTTAAGAACTACGCTCAACAGATGACCGCCTTCATAGCCCAAGCTATCAAGGAGTCTTTGCCAAATACGCGTGAATTGAATGCGTTGCTTTTGAGGTCACAGGATAAAGGCTTATCAGAGGATGAGCGTTACGCCGCCAAGCGCGAGTACGATGAGCTAACAAGGATCAAGAAAGCTGCAAGGACGCGTCTCACTGGTGTCATGGGTATGACCGCTCTCTTTGCCGGGTATGAAGGCTTGCCTTTGTACTGGGTCATCGAAGGCGTCATGAACCTTATCTTTGATGATGAAGACGAACCTTATGATTTCAGCCTAGAACTAAAGGTTGCCATGGCAAATGCGTTTGGTGACAACGTGTCGCGGGCGCTAAGCAAGGGGCCAATGTCAGAGATCCTTCAGGTAGACGTTAGCAGGTTTGCTAACCTCAACGACCTCTGGTTCCGTGATGATGCGATGGCTAAAGATGAGGAAGAGTGGGCCAAGAATATGTTGATTGACATGCTTGGACCAGCGGCAGGTATTGTTCTGAACGTAGCCGGCGGCATCAAGAAGATTAACGAAGGCAACTACGCAAGGGGCATGGAAGAAATCTCACCGCCTGTGGTGAAAGACTTCTTCAAAGCTTGGAGGTTCTACCATGAGGGTGCAACAACCCTGCGCGGAGATCCGATTGTTCCTGACGTAGGTCTATGGGGAATTTTTGCGCAGTCGCTTGGCTTCACGCCGCAGGATCTTCAGCGTGGTTACGAAGCCATGGGAGAGATCAAGAGCCTGGATAGGCAACTGGCTCAACGCGAGCAAAGGCTTTTATCAAAACTGTTCTTGGCTTACAAGAGTGGTGACTATGAAGAGATGGATGATATTGGTGAGCAGATCATCCGGTACAACAGCAAGAACCCTGGCAACGAAATTGATGACAAGAAGATCAAGCGATCGTTTGCTCAGCGTGAGCGTATGTCTGAGCGTGCCGAGAAGGGGATTATTGTGAGCGCCAAGCGTCCAGAGTTGCTTGAGAAGACCGTTTACTTGGAGGACTGAAGCGCTTCTAGGGTCATGGCAAGAAGGTCTAACTCGCTAAGCTTATAGCGGGTATAGAACCCTCTCTCGCCAAGGCCATGGACGCCTGAGTTTCCTTGATGGTGCTCAGGGCACAAAGGCACTACCAGGAAGTTGCTCGCTCTCTGGCTCATACCTTGGCCCTCTCTGATGTGGTGGATCTGAGCCGGGGTTGCCCCAAGGTCTAAGTGTTTGCACAGGATGCACCCCATACTGGCGACGCGATCCATGTGCGCTTTATCTGCTTTCCTGGTCATGCCTGATCAGTATCCCAAAGCTTCCACTCTTCGCCGTCTTTGACAACCTTCTTGGCGTCCTCCATGCCAGCGTCATAACCTGCACGGTAAGCCTTGCCATGGCTAGATCGAGAGAAGATAAATCTGCTCGGTTGAATACCTTGTTTGGGAAACCATTTCTCCCAGTGTTCGTAGGCAGGATGAGTTTCCGCAGGACATGCACGTCCTTGGTTACATTCGCCATGGCATGGCGGGCAGGTTTTCATTTGTTCTCCCATATGCCAATCATTTGGTCCTTGTGTTCGCTGAGATGGTTCAATACGTTGTAGGCCATTTTGATTTCTGTAATAGCTTCGAGGCATAGACCCATGGCGGTCATGTAATCATTGCTTTGGCAAAGGTCATACACGCGATTCATCAGTTGGTCTGCTTTGATCAAGTGGCCCGAATAATCCATCAATATGTTCCTGTAGTTCATCACACATAAGATCACTAAGGGTCTTGCCAAATACGGTGATGGCATTTCCCTTGGTGGATTTGGTAATAACCGTCTGAGCCTTTACGAAACCCTGACGGTAGCCCTCATGATAATCAAGAGGGGCTTCACCGATCGTATCAATCGCCTGCCTTACAAGTTCTGAAGCCATGCCAGGTTTCTCGCGCAGCTTCTCAACCTGATCGGGCCGCAGGTAGACTTGGTAAGGGATTAGCTTTCGTTTGTACTTCGCTTCCATTCTTCAAACTCCTTACGCAAATCAATCAATGCGCCTTGTGCCTCTGTATTGGAAGCAAGTTCCGATCGAGACTCGATGTTCAGTGCCTCACATATGGCCCGTGCTGCGTCATCTTCTGAGTGAGAAAAGCACCAACCTGTATCCACGCACCAGCGCTGGAACTCTGGATCTTTGGCCAGTATTCCTGCTGTCTGCACAAAGCTGCTGACCTTGGGTCTGACATAGGGCTGTTCATCCTCACCAATCCGAACCATGGCCACGGCGTAACGTGAGCCTACAAAGTCACGCACAAGGTCTTGGTTC